GTCTCACTAGCTGCACAAACCGCTTCACTACCTGCTATGTTTGATTCCGATGTAGCTGCTGCACTAGCACTTGCTGCTGCATTAGTCTCTGCAGTTTCAGCGTTAGTTTCCGCAGTCTCTGCTGCACTCTGAGCTGTTTCTGCAGCTGCTTGAGCCGCTTCAGCTGCTACCTTAGCTGCTTCAGTATCTGCAATAAGAGCGTCTAAGTCATAACTGTCTGCTAGTACAGCTGATGTAGCAATTCCGTATCCTCTATCTATACTCATAATCTATTCCTGTTATGGATTTCTTAAACGCCTACGCATAGCAAGAACTGCTAGTGCTAGTCTCTTCTTTTTGCTTAGTTTTGCCATATTCCCTCATCTCCGCTTAACTTAATGAGTGACTCTCCACTGAGGAAGAGCCACGGGGTTAAATTAAGAAGATAATTCTTGAATTGAACCTGGACGAGTAACCTTAACGCCATACACTGTATCAGCAGTGAATAGGTCAGCAAGTTTCTCTTGTTTGTACTGAGTTTGAGTACGAACTGCTTGTTGTGTAGCAAGTACAACAGCGTCTTTCTGGAATAAGAAAGCTTTCTCTGTAGCACCAGTACCAACTTGAGTTGACATATAAACATCAACACCATAGATTGTACCAATCTTACCAGTTCTGATTGCAGAACCATCACCGATGAACTGTTGCTCAGTAAATCTGTCAGTAGACATAAGAGCAGTCATACAAGATGGAGTTACAACTAGAGCTCTGTCGTTAACTGGAACATCGTTATCATTTAGTGCTTCGATACCTTGTAGGATTGAAGTATCCCAGTTAGTAACTGAACCGATAACAGCATTACCACCAGTTAGTGCAGAAGCACCATCTAGAGATGTGATGATTGAAGAATCTACTTGCTTAGCTAGTGCATAACCAGCGTCGTCAGTGTAGAAACGTCTCATTGAATTAAGTGCTTGTAACTCAGCGATATCTTCGATATACATTGACCACTCATAATGTTGGTCAATAGCCACTGAGATATCAGCCGCTGTATCTGTGATTGCAGTTACATCTGAATCAGCAACTTTAGCTGAAGCAGCACTTCTACCAGGATTAGGAATGTGAATAGTATCACCTTTCTTACCTTGGTGGTTTAAGTTCTTGACGAGGTTTGCTACTACTAGATTAGCTTTGTAAGTAGCGATGACTTCGTCAGACCAAATTTCTGGGATAAATACCGCAGAAGTAGTCGTAGTCATATTAGCCATTTATTTACTCCTTGTTATGATTTATATAGCTTTATTTAACTCTACCCTCTGCATATGCTTTGAAAATTTCACCTTCCATAGATTCATACTTCTGAGGGTCTGTCATTTTTAAGCGAATTAAGTCTGCACGTCTGTACGTCTTTCCTCCGCCTGTCGCTGAACCTGTAGAAGTTCTTGATTCTGCTTTACCAGCTTTTAATGCTGCTTGTCTTTCAGCTTCTGCTTGTTCATTTACTTCTTGCGTCTTATTAATCATTGACCTATCTTTCCAGTTAGTCAATAACTCATTAGCTGCATCGTAATTGTAAGCATCCGCCGCTTGGAACAACTGCATACGAATCGGACTTCCTTTAACCCACTCTTGAAAACCAGAATCTTTTACGATGTCTGTGTAATCAGGGTGTACTGTCTCCAGTTGTGTCTTCGCACTAGCCTGAGCCTGTTGTGCTTGAAAACGCTGAAATTGTGAAATTTAGGGTGGTTTTCGATAGCCTTGTTAATCGCTAAATCTGGATTATCAAAGAAATCGACAGGTTCTTCCTTAATTTCATTTGTATCTTGTTGTTTTGGTGTAGATTGTGCTTGTTGAATCTGTGCTTGAAGGAAACTATCTGAAAGTTTTCTTAACTCTCCAACTTCTTGTGCCTTACGACCCAATTCTTTTTCGAGGTTCTGATAACTCTCTATAATTTCTTCTGTACTCTTACCAGCAAACTTATTAGGTATTACATTTTCTGTTGAATCTTCAGCTTCAGCTACTATCTGTTCTTCTACTGTATCATCAACAGCAGCTTCAAATGTTTCTACTGCATCGTTTGTTGTTGGTTCGATTGTTGATTCAGGAATATCTGAACCAGTCGACTCTTCTGCGTCTACTACTATACTTGTCATATTTTTCTCCGTCCTTTATGGATTATGGAATTAATAAATGATATTTGACTTTCGTAAAATATCTAATGGCAGAGCTACAAATCGAGTTCTTCTGCCGCCTGTTTTGTTACCTCTTCTAAGTTAATAATTTGTCTTAGAATCGACAACTGACCTCTAGCGAACCAAAGGTCTTTTTCACTTTCCACACTATCTAATTGATTAGTCAAGTCTTCGAGATTCTTTAATTCTTGAATTAAGTCTCTCCAACCGTCCTGTTCTGTTAAATTTAGTCTATTGTGGTAAAACTGTTTGTCTTCTTGCGTTAGCATAATTTAGTGCTGTCTCAGATTTAAGATGGTCAACTTCAGGTACTGTTCTCATAGTCTCAACTTTAGTGCTTTCTGTATCAGCCTTCATCTTATCTATTTGTGCTAATTCTTTCTGTAACTTAATTAATCTCTCTTGAATATCTAATTGATTAGGTTGGTCTCCACTAGCACCTGCTTCTTTAGCATTCTTCATCGCTTTAGTCATCTCTTCTTGAGCTTCAGCTAAAGTCTTCTGAATGTCTGCCTTCATCTGCTCCATCTGTAATTGGTGATGGTACTGTTGCATCTGTTGTGCTTCAGGATTAGGTTGTAGTCCTTCTAACAGTGCATTGACAATTTGGTCTCTATTATGGATACTAGAGTTCTGGAAGATTGCTAACAAAAGAATATTGAAAGCTGGAGAATCTTTCGGAACTGACTGCATCATAGAGACCATCTGTTGCATCTCTAATTCTTTAGCCATAATACCCATAGTAGAGTATGGAATAAACTGATAATCTACAACTGGATATCTCTCGACATCAAATTGTATCTTTCTCCATAGTGCCTTATTAATCATAGGTACTAGGAAAGTATTCTGGAAATTCATTAGTGTGCGTTTCTGTCTCTTAATTGATGCTGATTGCATCATCGACATACCAGCAGAAGTTGCTCTGTCTGGTACATTAGAGACATCCGCAGCTCCAGTACCCATCTGAATCATAGATTGCAGAAGGTTAATTTGTTGCATCGTATTAGGGTCAGTAGAACCTAAATTAAGAGGCATAATAGCTTGTTTAGGGTCACCATTAGTAAGGATAGTCTTACCAGGTCTAACTTCTAACTTGATACCTCTAGGTAATCTTGTAGCATCTGCAGCTACCATAGGTGTAGTAGTTAGTGCCAAAGAATCAATTCTAGCTCTCATCTCAGCATCTAGTGCTTTCTGTGAGTTAAAACCTTTCTCACATACTCCTCTACCCCAGAACTTATTAGGTACGATATCGTGTTGGTAAGAGACGAAAGGTCTATCTACCATCATAAAAGGATTCTCTTCTGCTCTTAGAACATAAGCGTCATTAGCGATAGTAACTACTGCTTCTACTAACTCATCTTCATCGTACTCGAAATCATCTTCTGTTTCGTCTTTATTTAAGTATTTAGCAGGTATTTTACCCCAATACTCTGTAATCTTTATCTGGTCACCAGCATCTTGCATAATCTCTGGGTCATAACCGAAGTCTACTTCATCTACATCTGCAGGTACGTTTACATCTCTATAGACACCATTAGCGATGCCTTCATTTAAGATATAACGAGGTTTATATACTTCGTGGGCGACACCTAGTGCTTCATTGATTGTATTCGCTGCTGGGTCAATTAAGAACTCTTTAGGAGATACTGCTTCTAGTTTGACATCTATAGAAGCATACTCCTCAATCTGTCTCACAGAAGTCATAGTACCCTCTACAGGTACTGAGACAGGTCTGAATTTACTAGTCTGTTCTACAATTATCTTAGCGATACCAGTACCATAGATAGCACCATTTAAGAATGTCTCACAGATAGCATCTTTACAACCAGTGTCTTCTAAATCTTCTTGTAGTAAATTACGGACATATTCTACATCTCTCTTATCGTTGTCCAACATATCATCTTTAATGTCGAACCACTTACCTCTACCGAATGTAGCTTCTTCTAATTCAGCTACTGAAGCTTCTACTGCTTGTTGTAGAGCTGGTGTAATAATTCTAGACTTCTCAGAAGAACGTACCATATCCTCTGGTTGCCAGAAACCTCTCCAAGTACGATAATAGGCATCCCAATCAGCAAGATAATTAGTATCTCTGAAATCACGCCAATCGTCTAGTCTGGTCATCAACCAGTTAGATAATGCTTGGTAGTCGTTTTCTTCTTGTGCCATAAGTTAATATCCTGCCATTTCATCCATTGGTTGCCAATCTTCCTCAAGTTCTATAGTGTGCATAAAGTCTGCTACACTTACCTGGTCGATATATGCCAACGCATCTATAATATCATCGTGAGTGCCTCTAGTAGGGAACTCTATTAGTTGTGTCTCTAAATCGTCTATATACGACTTATCTGGGTTAAATGTTATCTTACCGTGTTCTAGTCTTCCCTGTAGAGCCCAAGTAATTCTATCTGCTTTCTTCTTACCACCGTGGGTTACATCTGTAATTGTCACCCAGCGACCGTCTACTCTCATCTGGTCTTCTAGGTAAGGTAGTATAGCGTTCTTTAACGACCCTGCTTCAATTCCGACAGTAGTTGCTTCATTTTCGATAGCAGCTGTGAGAATCTTTCTTGCAGTTTCTTTGATAGACCATCTACCGTGGAGGATATTCTTGACCCACCAGTGGTCACCATCAATTTTAACGATTGCAATAGCTGTTTCATCTAGTTTAGAACCTTTTAATCCTCTTTCCTTCTCTACATTCTCAAAACCTGCTGGGTCGACTGCTATGACATAATTACCTTCTTCAGGTTCTTCATCATCATATTTAATCCAGTCATTCTTAAATATACCACCAGTGAATGAGACGAAAGAAGCTTCAAATTCTTGTCTGAATGCTTGAGTAGACATTGTCTCTCTAGCAACTTTTATCTCTTCTGGGTCAATTAAAGGATTGTCTGTAGAATTGAACTGGAATGCCTCCCAATCTTCATTCTTAGGGTCATCTGCTTCCTGCCACAGGTCATAGAAATGATTCTTACCTGCAGGAGTACCGATGAACAATGCACCACCTTTAACATCTGCCAGTGTAGGTCTGATGATTTGTTCCCATACTTCTACCTTCATAGAAGCATACTCATCTAGAACTACATATGCCAGTCCCACTCCTCGTAGTGTGTCGGGTCTATCTGACCCCTTGAGACTGATTTTTCTGCCATTGACTAAAGTCATAGTAGCAGTATTCTCGTGTGTCTGTTCTATCAGGTCTGT